CGCTATCGGCATCTAAAGCCATATTTGATAACTGAGCCGCTGTCTGCCATTTCTGCAACTCTTGCGCTGATAATCCAGTTTGCATACTGAAATTAGAAAGCGCAACCGCACCACGCACCGCACTATCCACAAACCTATCTAATGCATACACCGCACCAGTCGCTGCCGCTGCAACAACTGCAAATTTTCTAGGCAAGCTTTCCATTTTATCTTGAAAGCTATTTATTCCATCTTCATTAACTTTGAAGCCCAACTGTGCAAAAAATTCGCCAATTTTAATTCCCATCTCTTTCCTCGCTCATTTTTCTACTAGCTTCAAAATAGTCGTTTTCAAACGCCTCATAATGAAGAATGTTTAAAATTATATCAGCAGGAGCTTTTAGGATATTTTGCGGATTGCCTTGAAAGTAACCAGCCTTTGCTAATCTCAAAGCTATGAATAGAGCCTCATTCTCAACTTCTATTCTGGGGCTTTTTCTTTTGTCAGAAATCCCGCTAGATTTAACTTTGAAACTAGCCCTTTGAAAAAAGGGGATAAGTTTACCTTCAAGCACTCGAAAACTATCTCATAGTAATCTGCCCTTGCCTCTACATTTTCAAAAGTTTCTTTCGTGATTCTTTCTGAATTATATGTGCTGCGGCTCAAACACGCAAAAATTGCCGCATTTACACTTGGTGAACTGTCAAATTGCGCCACCGCTTTAAGAAATGGCATCAAAACATTAACATCCATTTCAGTAAAATTCTGCAAATCACTAGCTTTTAAATTACTCAATTCTAATCCGCTTTGTGCAAATTCCTTTGCAACTGCATTTTTGAGTGCAAGCGCATCATCAAAATCAGCAACATTGATACTAACCTTAGCTCCGCTTGAAACTTCCATTATTGTGCGCTCCTAATTGCGTTAGCGAATTTCAAATTGTAAACTGCAACACCCTGCTCAATATCACCATCAGAATTTTCTTTGCCGTCCACTTTCTTTACAATCATGCCACCAGCAAGCGTATAAACATCACGAATGATATTGCCTTGTCCATCACCCAAACGCTTTACAAACTCCCCTGCAATAAGGTTTGTGCTGGCAAAATCAGCTTGTGTACTTGAAATCTTGCCCTGCATAAATCTATCATCGCTTGAACCACGAATAAGTCGCAAAATCATATCCGCATTATCACCAGTCGCATTGCGAGCATAAATTGTATTTTTGTTTTTGCCTGTTTTCATTTCAACAATATTATTCGGAAATGTAACTGTTGAATTGTCAGCATCAGCTAAATCAGTAAACACCCGATTATCAAGTGTCAAAGTATCTTCGCCTGTAATTGTATATGTTGTCATTTTTTATACCCTCGTTATTTTATTCTCATTCTACGCAATCCGCCTTTACGGATATTTTCATCATACCACAAAGGCTGTAAATTTTCTAATGCCATACATTCTTTGAATTGGTCTAAAATCATATTACCATTATCATCAAAGAATGTAAATGCAGTAAGTGGCTTGATGTGGTCTATGTGCCAGCCTAACCTTCCATAATTATCCCAAGTCATGCCGTCACGGAATTTTGACTCAAGATGCAATCTAAGCTGTTCAGGTGTATAGCTGCAATATGAGCTTCTATTCTGGTCTTTTTTCTTCTTTTTCAAGATACGCCCTATAGTGGCTCTTAACACACACAAAAGTCTATAATTCAAATCTTCTTTTCTTTTTTTCTTAATATAATCATTCTTTTTTTCGGCAATGCTTTCTTTGTTATTTTCAAGCCATTCTTTTCTCTTATCAGTATTGCGATATTTAGCTTGATAACCTTTTATGCGCTCTACGTGTTCAGGAATATTCTTGTAATTAGCATGACGCAATCGGGATTGTTCTTTTGAGCAAGCCTTTGAACAAGTTTTTGCTGTGCTTTTAAGGGGCAGCTCATAATGTGTGTTGCAAATAACACAATTAGAAAATCTAGCTTTAACTTCTACAACGCCTCTTTTTAGCTTTTCAAAATTTGCTCTGTATTTATCTTTACACCTTTTTGAGCATCTTTTTGCATTGTGAATATGGCTATAAAACACAGAATTACATTGGTCGCAAGTTTTTGCGCCAGCATCATTCTTGTATTTAATAAATCCAACTTTTTCCATATCAATCTTCTATAACAACAATAACATCAGATTGGTGAATTGCCCCGCTTCTTTTTACGGCTATCTGGCATAAGGGAGCTTCACGTGCTTCACGCTCTATTGATGATTGCTGCGTAATTGGCAAGCTATAAACATAATAGCCTCTATCTAGAATATTCTGACGGAAAATTTCAGGATTGCCGAAAGTTTCTGAGCTTGTCCATGAACCAGCAGCGATGCAGCCATTTGTTATGAAACGCTCCAAAACTTGAGCATAAGCATTTTTCAATCCGTCCATGCCAGCTTCTGTTTGTGGTACTTTCGTATTTGTTTGACGCAAATAATTAAATCCAGCAGCTTGCAATGCAAATTTCAAAGCCAAATTCATATATGGATTATCAAAGTAATCATTGCCACCAGTTGAATAAACACCAGCAACGCCCCAGCTCACATACAAATCAGCACCAGCAGTGTCAGCTTGCGTGTAAAGTGTTTGATTGATGTTTTCATCTGGAGTTACAGTTGCAAGCTGTTTCAAGTTCATGGTTGATGATGTATTTGAACCGCTGAAATTAACGCTAAAACCACGTCCAGCATATGCAGCCTTCATCAAATTTGCTGTTGCCAATCCGTCTGTATAAAGCAAAATGCGAGTTTGGAAGTTTCCAGCATTTTTAACTGTTGTCGCAATTCCAGCAATATCTGCTGTTGATGAAACGTGATGCAAGAAAATTCTATCTTGTGCTTGAATACCATTTGCGATTGTTGAAATTGCAGCATCTTCAAGATTGATATTTGTAATAACACCAGTATATGAAACGGCTTCACTAGTGCGTGCGATTGCAGCCAAGATTGTTTCACCTGAGCTATTTGCACCACCAACCGCAGTACCAGCAGATGAATTGAAATAACCTGAGCCATTTAAGACTGTACCAGTTCCACCTGATACGGCTGCAAGCGCAACTGTTGAAGTCGCACCAGCTTTTTTGCTTGTGATTTTGAAGCCGTTAGCCTCTGCTGTTACAATTCCATTAGTCAAATTAGATTGCAAAATCGTTGCAACATCTGCCCAAGTTGACGCACCTGTGAAATTTAAGCCAGTCAAATTATATGCTACGCTGTCTATTGTCACTTTTATGTCACCATCATCAACTAAAATAATGCCAGCGAGGTTTGCGCTCAAATTTGCTGTGGTAAATGTACCTGATGTTGCACTTACTGCACCAATCATCGGGATAATTACCAAACGTCCATCTCCACTCAAGATGTTTGGAGATTGAGCAAAAATCGCATTCGCCATTTCTGCCGTAACTGATGACGTACCATAATCCTCTGCAACTTGAGCAGCAGAAATATAAACACGATAAGGGTCTAGATTATCTGGAGTTTCGTTTGTGAAAAGCCCTAAGCTGTTTACATTCACCTCTGATATGCCACTTGGCGTATTCTGAATGGTTACATTGATAATATTTGAAATTGGTATAATTGACATTTTACGCCTCTGCTATGTTAAATTCTATAATTCCGTTTTCTTCGCCTATGGTTTTTTCGTCATCAACCCTAGTGTCAAAATCATTGTAATAATCGCCATTGATTGAGTCCAACGGCTTTTCTTTACGATACCACACATGACAAGCAATTGAAAGAGTAAATCTATTTATCTGACTTCCACCCTCTGCGCTGGACGTATTTATGAAGCCCTGACTTGCTTTAAATATTTTGAAATTGTTAGTTTCTTGCACTTGCTCCGAATAAACAGATTGAATTGCAGCCAAAACTTCCCAGCGTCTTTCAAGAGCATCGTTATTTTCGCTCATCAAATCAATTTGGATTATTTCTCTAACTTGCACTTGCTGGATTTCAGTCATGCCCTCATCGGTCGGTATACACTCCGATTTATTACTGATTGTTTGAGCATCTGACATTCCAACTACGATAAAAAGCCCTTTAGTGTTTGGGAATTTTCTATCCTGATTTCGCACCCAAATTTGCTGCTCGTCCAAAGCCATTTCTGAACGGATAATATTAACCAAATATGACTCTGTGCTTTTAAGCATTTTGATAATCTTCCAAAATATCGTATTGAATGTAATTATTGAGCGAATAATCCTTAACTGACATGACTTTATAAATTCTGGTATTATACACTATCTGGTCATTTGTTTTCAAATTTAGTGAACCCGCCAAGCAATGAATTTGCAGCCATTCAAAAGAACGCTGCCCATCTGGTTTTAGCATCAATTCCTCTGGGCTTAATGGCTGGATAGTACCTTGAAAATTAATATTTTCCTCATTTTCCTGAATATAGCCATCGCCATTTACCACCTGAGTTATTCTAGTGAGCGTGATTGTTGAAAACCAACCTGAAAAAGCGGCTTCCATTTGCGGCATAGAATTTATTTCATTCAACTTTTTAGGCATTTACCACCTCGCTTGTGATTGAGCGTTGCAATTGTCTGGTGTCAATCAAAGGTGCAGTTGAGCCTTTCCTGCGTATCGTTGCTTGTTTTAGCGGCTGCCATTTGCCAAAACCCCTTGTTTGGAAAGCCTTATCAATAATTTCTTCCGCTTTTAACCCTATCAATGTCAAAGCAGTTTCAATTTTGCCTTCTGCAACTAAATCTGTAATTTTTTTACTCATGATAAACGCCTTTAATTCTGGTCTTTCAAGCGGCATTTTCAAAAAAGAACGTGCTGGAATATTGCGGCTCATGCTGCCAAATTCGTGTATCACGCCAAGTTCAGCATTGCTAATATCCTCACCCTCCTCAGATTGGCGGCTGTTTGTATCTGCTAAAATTCCAACTTTTACAACTTTACTACCTGATAAAGCATCTCGCAGCTTATTCAATCCATCAAGATTTATGGTTACGTTGTTTGTCATGGCTGCGTTGCACCTGTAATTGCTTGCACATTCCCCACCAAATTAGGCAATATCATGCTCATATATTTCTGTCCGTATTGGGTTTTGGTGAAATATGACAGTACTGGGTCAGCCGTAAATGCCTCAGGAATAGAATAAGACTCTGAAACATTGCCAACGCTGCGTGAACTTACTGCAAAGCTGCCAGCACCAGTTATACCTTGCTGTGCGGTTTTTAAATCCAATACAAGATAATGCGCTGTCAAATACAAATAACCAAGCGTCAATTGCTCATCGCTGGCAAATAAACCTTGATTGAATATAATTTGAGCTTCTTTAAAAGCCTTGTTTATATCAGCGTCTAAAATGTAATTGTAAATATCATCTGCAAATATTTGCCATGCTGTGGTAACTGTTGGCAATGCAGTTGTGGAGGCTGCCACGCACTTATAAAACTTTCTTGTGACATCGTAATAAACAATATCGCATGAATAATAAGTTGTGTCAGCCACCCACGTATTGAGATATGCAAAATCTCTAAAGAAGTTATCCTTAAAGTATTGAACTGTAATTGTGTTCAAATCCATGATGCAACCTTTTAGTTGCCGATAAGCTCAAGCAAGTTTGGCTTTGAAATTCCAGCAGGAAAATCAATGCCTTTTTCCGTTGCGATTACTTTCAAATCAGCAAGTTTCATATCAGCAAGAGCCACTTCGCCTGTAGTTTCAGTTTCAGTCACTTCAACTTCCTCTTTAACCGCTTTTTTCTTGCCTGATTTCACTTCCGCCAATTCAGCTTTAACCGCAGCTAATTCAGCCGCCAAAGCGTCATCAGTCGTTCCAGCAACTACCACTTCACCTTCGTAAAGTTTAAGCAACAATTCAGCAATTTCATTCTCAACAGATAAATTTTGTTGCGGTGAAATTGAGCCATTTTTAAATTTAATGGTACGCAAGCCTTTATTAAAAATACTTTTCATAAAAATCCCTTATGTTTTATGTCCAATCAAAATACAATACTTCTTTTGGTTTTGTCGCAATAACACCAGTATATTGTCCATATGCTGTGTTTTGGAACTCAAAACCATTAATAGTATTCTGCAATGTGGTTGTGTAGTCAAGTGGAATTTCCATACGCAATGTTTGGCTGCGTTTTTTGTACAACGTATAGCGGTTTTTATTCAAACCAGCATAACCAGCATTGTTCACTTTATCAGCATAAGCAACTGGCTTAATTTCAAACGCTGGATTCATTGTAATCAAGCGAAAAGCTTTCAACAATTGCTCTAGCTTTGAATTAATTGGGAAGTTTTCACTTGAAGGTGAAGCCAATCCATTCCAATCTGTAACTGGAATTACAAACGTATCAGGATATGTATTGTAATCGCAATTTACTTGATAATCAGCAATCAAATCACGTACAAAAGCATTAAGCTCTGTAGTTGTCATCTCGCTGATATATTTTGTGATTGTTGTGGTATTTGCATTAACATCTGCAAGAGTCAACAAACCACGATAGTTTGAGCTATCCGCTTTCATGCCCAAAAATGCGATTTTTTGAATACCCAAATCCCACGCTGTTTTGCGTGAAGTTTCTTTTAGCGTCACCAAATCCCAACGCTGAGAACGTGAAGCTTGCTCAAGCTCAAAGATATTCCATGAAATACCATCACGATAGTTACGAACTTTCAAGCTAACTGAGTCAATGTCAGTATCAGAAAGCGTTTGGCGTGCTGAACCTGATCCAGTTTCAAAGGTTTTTGCTTCAAAATCACCTGATGCGTTACCAACTTTATAAGTCAGAATATCGGTTGAGAATGAGTTTTGCCCCACAATAACTGGCACATAATCAGCAATCGGAATTTCATAAAATGTTTGCTGCACAACTTCTTGTGAAATAGCTGTTAAAGTGTTGATATCCACCTGATAACCAGCGTTTTTAATCATACGCTCTGTGTTGCGATGGTTACGAATGGCAAGCTCATTGTCTAGTACAACATCGCCGTAAGCTGAGTTTAAGATAAGTTCTGGCATTTTATATTCTCCCGATTATTAAATTAGTGTATATGAAACTGTGAAAGTGATTGAAGTACCGCCCGCCGCTGCCGTTCCAACATTCGCAACCGATAAAGGCTGACTTACTGTTAAAGGCGCAGCAAATAATGCTCCTACGTTAGCTGCAAGTGGCAAAACAGTCGTATTGTTTACTAAAGATGCAACAGGTACAACCGCAACTTTTTGAGCTGCCGTATCTTGCAAATCCACGCTTGTCGTAGTTGTAAATGTTCCTGACATACGATATGCAAAATTCTGCACTTGAATTTGCTTTCCTGTCACTGCTGGCACAATCACTTTACCAGCATTAATTTCTGCAAGCGTAGCAGTTACACGTGCAACTTGAATAAATGGTTGAGCCGTTTGGTTTACATCAAGGGTTTTGATATAAACACGTACTAGCTGTCCGTCGGCTGTGATTTTGTCTAGTGACAAACCGATAATAGGGTTTACACCAGCGTTTGTGATTACTTTTTTCGTTGATGCTACAATTTCCAAACGCGCGCCTTTTGCAATCGCTGCACCCGCTGTCATTGTTAAAACTACACCCTCAAGAGCAATACGAACTGGCTCATTGGCTGCCCATTCTGATTTTTTAGTATCACGTACCACAAAGCCAAAAACTGCATCTGAGTTAGCAGTACAAGCCAAAACCTTAATAATGCCACCGGCACTATCTTCAACTTTTACCGCTTGCCCAGCAGTCAAAGCAGTCGCTTGGCTTGCTGAAACTTGGCAAATAATGCTGTTATCAACACCAAGCGATAAATCTAGTGCGCCTTGTGTTTGTGCAATTTCAAATTGGTTTACATCAAATGTCATTTTTAGAACTCCTTATTTGTTATTTTTTGCCGTAGCGTTCAGCACCAAGCTTTTCGCCATTAACTCTTTTTTTAGTTTGAACTGGGTTTTTATGAGCGTTCATTAAGCTATCAAAATGTTTATCATTTTTCTTTTGTTGCTTTTCGTCTTCTTCTTTTTCCGCTTCATTTGCCTTTTCTTCTTCGTCGGCATTTTCTACTTCATCTTCAGTTTCAACTTCCATTTCAGCATTTTTCTTGCACATATTGCTATAGCGATTTACCAACTCTTTAAGTGGCATCTTTTCATCGCCAACTTCAATTTCAGCGTCCATATTCATTTTTTCTTTTTCTTCTTCAACTTCGTTCTTTTTTGCGTTAGCAACTGCCTCAATCATTTGAGCAACTGTAATTGATTCACCATTTTGAAGCTCAATCATTGTATCTTCGTCAACAGTTGAAACTTCTTGTTTTGTGTTTTTGAAAAGTTTGAACATTTTTTTAACCTCGGTTTTTGTTTCTTCTTTGCTATTATGCAGCACATTCAATTCGTTTGTCAAAGTTTCTTGATATTGCTTAAATTGCTCTGGTGTATAAATGCGTGCATCTTCATAGCGTGGATTAGGTACTATAGCCAAGTGAGTGAACTCGCCATTAACGATTTTGCGGTTAAACTCTACATTATGCCACGTTCCGCCTGAACCCCACTCCAGCGGAATATAAGCATTTGAAACGCTCCAGCCGCTATTTATTGCCACATGAGCCGCATCACTTACTGCAACAAATTTAGCCCAAACCCAGCCATCTTTTTCATTATAAAAGCAATCAGTTACATATCCGTCAGCAGTTTCTTGTAGGTTTTCAAAATCAATATCATCAACATGAAAGACATATAAAGGGCAACCCATAAAGCTAGGCATCATGCGCTTCATCGCATCAATCTCAACTAAAATTGTTTCATTCTCATAGGCTGCAACACCTATTTGCATATGGCGGCAATAAAAAACTTGCGGTTTTTGCGAGGCGTTTTGTATTTTCTCAATTTTGTTTTTAATATTTGTCATTTTTTTTCATTCCTTTTAATATTGTGACTTTTTTAGCGCATTAATCAACTATAGCGACCGCAACGCAGCGGCAACCGAAAGGCTCGCCAGCGTGTTGTCGCTCCCCATTTGCTCCCGATATAGGCGGGTTTGTCCACTCAAATATCTTTCCATTCAATTCTCTATGCCTATCCCTTACACGTTCATCATTTGAACTGCTCCAGCGGTATTTCAACACACCTATGCTTTTATAACGTTCCTCTCTGAACTTTGACATCAATAGACTCGTTTCTTGCCTTGCTAGAAATTTTGCCTTGTTTTTTGAAACGCCGTAGTTCTTCTGTATTATTTTAGTCAGATTTCCAGTCCGCTGTCCAGCAAAGGTGTTTTGCGAAACTAGCTGCCTTAATTCCAAAACATTATTATCAGCCCAATCTTTAATATAGACTTCCAAGTTTTCGCCCCATGCTTCCGCAATATTGGCTTTCATGTCATCGGTTAATTTTGGAGCAACAGAAACGCTTTTTACTGTTTTCTGAAATGCGGCTTCCATCTGGTCAGTAACTTTCGCATAAGTGCCGCTTAATTTTGCATCAGCAATTAGCGTTTCATAATCCGCACTATCTAAAGCTTGAATAATTTTCTGCGATAAAGCTTCAAATTTTAATCCTGCACCAGCAACTGCCATGCTAATTTGAGGCGGCAATGTTGCTAAATACCATTCGCCATTTTTGAATTTAGCACCCATAGCCCGCAATTCTTTACTGATTGCAGCATTAAATTTGCCTATGAATTTTCCGTCTTGATAATAGATTTTTCCTGATTGCAGCGCATGGCTTAAAGGGTCATTTGCGTTTTGAAATTCTAAAGCTGTATTTTGCAAAATCTCAAATATTGGCTTATAAATCGCAGCCCAAAGTATCTGATTGATATCTCTTTCCACCAGCTTAACATATTCATCTTTTACAATTAGCGGTGAAAGTTGCTTCATGCCTTGTAATCTCTTTTAATAAATATTGATATATTGTAAATATCCACTCTTTTATCTGAGTCGGTTGTATTGATGTAAATTTTACACCCATTTGCAATAAATGTGTCTAAGCTGAAAATAGGAAAAGCGATTGTAAATTTAGTTTCTACATTGCCTTTTGGTACGTTTTCCGTTTCAACTGCAATGATGTTTGGTGTATCAGTTCCAATATCTAGTTCAATATCAAAAAAAGCATTTGCTTGCGGCAAAGCAGTAAAATTTATTCGCAGATCGCCTGAGTCGCCAACGCCGCCAAGATATATTTTATTATCTGTCCAAAAATCCTCAACGCCAGCGGGTAAATATTCTTTATTTGTTGCTGCGCCTAATCCGTTGCAGGTCAATTGCACACGTGCATTGTTTACGATTAAAGGTGAGCCGCTAGTATATTGAGTATCAACATAATTTGCCCAGCCATTGCCACGATGCCCAGCAATACCTTGTGCGCCTTGCTGCACAATTTCAATTACATTCGTATCTGTTTTTATTACTTCAACTGTCATGCTAAATCTCTCACTATTGAAATATCACCAATTAATCTACGTTGGATTTCACCGCTTGGAAGCTCAACATCAAGCTGATAAACAAGGCTTGCGGGCGCAATAGTTGCAGTTTGTGTATCGGTCAAAGTAATTTCAATTGCAGTTCCGCTTTCAATTAATTCTATTCCGTTACCTAAAGTCAAAGTAAAAAGCACTCCATCAACGTCTTTTCTTGAGGCAATTGTCATTGTGAAAGTCCAATCAGAAATATCAAGCAGCTCGCAACCTGATTTAAAGCGCAAAATTTCTTGAAAGGTCGCACCCTCGTAAATTATCCAACCATTATAAATTCCAGCGGTCATATATTACCATGCAAAGCAATCAACTCAGCACTTGTTAAATATGGCAATCCCAAAGCTAACACCTCGCTTGCTGGCAGGTTAATTTGCCCATTCGTTGCTTCAAGATAAAACTTATCTGTAACCTGAGTAGGTACGTGTGATATAGATGCCGCATATTCTGCCCAAGTTAGCTCTTCATTAAATAAGCAAGTTTCATCTGGTACGATTTCAAGAAACAATGGATAGTTGAGTAAGTCACCACCCGCTGCAACAATACCCTCAAGCGTTGCTTTATCAATCATTCCTGAATGTTGTGGCTTTATGTCGTAAGCAACATGAGTATCGGAATAAATATAACTATCTGCTCCTAAATTCTTTGCTTTCCAAGCTAATGGAAATAATGGCTGGTTTACTTCTGTTAACGCTATTGGCGCTGTAACTTTAATCATAATGCCCTCGTTGCTGTAAAGTTTTGTACTTTGGTTAAATCGTTTCCTGATAAAGCAGTTGAATAAGCCAACGCTCTATCCATTGCCACTTCTGTAACTCCGCTTGTGCGTGTGCGGTCAAACTCAGGATTTACCCTAGCTGTGTTGAACGCCCATGCAGTTTCCCATGAATTGATAACCGCTTGTGGAGATGCAACGCCACCTGTGAAATCAATCAGGGTTTCGCAGCCATTATGGAATTTGCCAGCGGGGTTGTCAGAAATTTTTGTATAACCAGCAGGCGGTGTGATAACCAAAGGAACACCAGCCAAGCTATAAGGCACTAGAATATCTGCACTAGAAGCATGGTCGTAACGTGAATAACCTAGCGTAATATTTGCATGATAAAAATCTTGCTTTGCCCAAGCTACACCGTTTATAAGTGTACCGTGCTTTGCGCCTATCGCTGAGTCATAGACTATTAACCCTGCGCCCTCTGCCATTTCATAATCAGCAACAACAGTCGTACCATTTAAGAACTGCCAGCCAGCCGCTTGGATGTTGCCAAAATTGCCTGCACCGCTTGCCCCGAAACGCAAATCAGTTGCAGATGTTGATGTAAACGTAACCTCAAGGTATGTCCATGCTAGAGTGTTCAGCAAAGCACCTGCTGCTGCTGCGGTTGTTACTGTACCATTTGTAGAAATAGCTGAAAGCGTCAAAGACGCACCAGCAGTCAAAGTAGCTCCAGTTACATGGATGCGAGTATTTGTGTTATTGGTAAGCGACCATATATTTTGGTTTATAGCATCAAGTTTTACCCAACCTTTAAAGGTGGTTACAGTTCCAACGTTACCGCAAATAATCTCATCGTTTACACCGTCAAAATCCAAGCAATTGGATTGCTTCAATAAAGCATTATAAGGCACACGACCTGAGAATTGCAAAGTATTCCCTAGCACGTTTTGTGTTGGAATAGCCTCGTTGCGTGGCACATATAGCAATGAAGGCGAACCAACTACAGTACCATTAGCCGAACCAACTTGGTCAAGCCAATTTGCGTTTGTGTTGCCATAGCCAAGATACGAATGGTCAATACTACCATTTGAGGTTAAGTCAAAACTTACATCCCACATTGTGCCTGCTGTTGTGAACCCTGAGCCATCGCCAAACCACATTAAATTAACTGATGTATATGCAGATATATCAAGTCCAGTCACAACAATTTCTTTTGTTCCGCCATTTCTTAAAGCGGTGTATAAATCACCACGAGTGCCTGAAAATGGTACGCCATTGATTGTCATTGTAGGGCTGCCAACAGCATTGTTGATGCTCCCAGCATTTCCTTCCTGCCATAACATCAACCAACGTGTTCCGTCTGAAATAAGGCAACCAGCTATGTCAACAGTGCTTACCTTACATCTAAATGTTGCATTTGTGATACCAGCCACAGTTATCGGCAACGTAACTCTATCGTTTACGCCGTCAAAATCCATGTAATTGCAATAACCATTGTTATTTTGAAAGCTGATAGTGTTTTGTGTGCTGTGGAATGTAGATGTTGTGATGTTTGTAGCAACGGCATTAATGCCTTGCCCAGCTGAATCAAAAACAGTAAACCCAGCCTGCTCATCCATATTGTAACGGAATTTAGCACCCGCAACTTCACCGCCAGCATATACAGTTGCCAAGTTTGCAGATTGGTCAGAGTTCCAAAAACGGAAATCAAACATCTTGCCGTCAAAATTTTGAGTTGCTTTGCGTGAACCAATAGTTATTTGATTGTTAGTTTGAGCCGTTAATGTGGTTGTGATGCCACTAATAGTAAAAAATAAAGCACCATTTACATAAACATTTAATACGCCAGTTGAATTATTAAACGTAACAAAATAATGTTTCAAAACGCCAACTTGAAACGCACCAGTGGTCGTTGTGATAACTGGCACGCCGCCACGAAAGTTTGTACCAAATACACCTAGCTGACCAGTAAGATTAACAGAATAAATTAAAAGCTGCTCTGTGCCAGATGAATTATCAAGGCGGAACATTACCCTATCGCCAGCCGCTAACGTATCAGGATTGCACCAGAACGAGCAAGAGAAGCCAAGCGAGATGTCAATATTTAAGCCAGCTCCGGTGTAACGAATTTCGTCATTCACACCATCAAAATCGCATTGTCTACCAAGTTGAATAGGTCTAGCAGTTCCCTTGTTTGAGCTTTCGTCAGGAATGACCGATCCACCACTTAAAGCGGTTTTACCAAATAGGAATTGCTGTAGGTTGCCTACGGATGCGGGGTTAAACTCGCCACCTCGTCTACGTCTGCGCCAAATTGGTGAGCCAAAAGCCATTACACTTCCTTTGATTCAACTATTACTGATTTTCCAACAACTACTGCTCCAGCGGCTACTAATTTCAGCCATTCAGTACCAGCAGGAAATGAACCAGTTACAGAATATCGCTTTGAAGTTGATGCATTTATTGTGAAAACAAAATCAGTCACGGTCATTGATGCATCTACTAAAGATATTTGCGTATAAACTCCGCCTTCTGTGCTTGAACCATACAAAGCCAATGATGTAGCTCCAAAGCTCGCAGGCACTACAATCGTTTGAATTGTGAAATTACCTAAAGTGAAAGCCTCGCTTGTCTGCGTTTCAATAAAGTTTACTACTTGTTCTTTTGGTGCGCCCATTTTATTTTCCTTTTTGGTTAGTTTTTGCCTCAAAATTAGGCGGGTTTTTAATGCTATATTCTGCACCAAGCGGCTCATTCGCTGGTGTATCCTCGTCAATCTCAACTGGCAACAACGAGTCACGATTTAACGCTGCCTTTGCGTCCACATCTTCAATAAGCCCTGCTGTATATGCTGCCATTACACGATTGAATTGTGAAGTTTTAACTTCTTCCTCTTCTTTTGATGACATAATCCGTAATGACTCAAACTCAAGCTGCAAATCATCGGGGATAAATCCAAACTCTTTCTGGCAAGCAATACCAAGTAAATCAACTATCACACCCTTGCATTTTGAGCGAATTTCGCTTTCCACCATTGCATTGTAATTCTCAATTTCATCTTCGCCTGAACTAAATCCTGCGCTTGAAATTCCGAATAATTTTGTAACTGGCATACGCAAATCAGCCGCAATGCCTTGCCTAATCTGAATTAGCATTTCTGCCAATCCTGTAAATGTCATGGTTTTTTGCTCGTATTCATCGCCTGTGTCCATTACAATCGCATTATTATAATTTTTCACCATATTGGCATTTTGTATCCTTCTTGCCACACCTGCGCTGCCTTGACTGGTCATTAATGACGTGTTAAAGCCTTTCATCTTGTAAACATCAACTTTTGCCTCATCAAGTAATTCAAATATAACATCTTGATTTTTCAGATATTGATTGAGTGAACGCACGAGCCTTTCTACAACGCTCATGCCCCAGCCTCGCAACTGTGGACGCAAGAATGAAGGGGCTTCTTTCCCCTCAACACGATAAACACGGCTCTTATGAACTCTGCGCCCATAATACATATAATATTCTTGCCCTTCGTCAAAAATATAGCCTTGCTCGGTGCTAAATGTGGTCGTATATAGCTCCCACATATCCACCGCTTTATAAGCAATGCGGGTTTTTTCCGTGATTTTATCAATCTCAAAAGGGCTTGCAGGGTCTTGGTTT